ATTAACTGGCTGCCACGGAGTAGGAGCGTCATCCATAGGAGCATGGAAGGTTTCAAATTGAGAAGGGCCTCCACCAAGCCATAGCCATACAACCGTCTTGTCTTTGTATGCGTCGAACCCCTCCTGAGAGAAAGCTTGATCAGAAAGGCCAACGGCTGACATACCTGCCCCAATTCCGCCAACCCTTAAGAAATCTCGTCTATTATAGAAAAAGTCTAACATCTCATACTCCTTATATCTGTTAACCCGGTGCTTCGTAGTAGCCTATATTAAATCCTTCTCTAGTACAATCTTCCACAGTTTTTTCCATACCGTGCTCATTAAGGTGTTCCTCTATATGTATACACATTTTTTTATCTGTTCCCGGCCAATTATTCTTTGCAAAATGACACAGATACTTGCATTTCCAATGCTTTCTCGTGGGATCTAGCAACTCGGGACTCTCGTTTTGTCTAATTTCTTCCACCCTGTTCTTTAGCATCTCCAAGAATCTTTCTTCATCCTTTGGGCCAAAACATAGGCTAAAGGGCTTTGGATCTACCTGCCCATCCATGTCTTTATAGAAAAATATACTCATAATCCTATTTGGAAAGTCTGGGTATAGCTTAGAGATCGCATAAAAGTAGAGTAAAAGTTGGGGGTCATTCTCTAGTTTTTTATAGTCTTTTTCTTCACCAGTTGCCCAATCCATGCGGCGACCACTCTTCCAGTCAATAACCTCTATGGTATCATCAGAAATTTTGGTAACAAGGTCAATTGTTCCCTTAACTGCCAATTGTCCCTGAATTTTCTCACCATTCAATTCATACTCAAATTTAGCCCAATCCTCTTCAATTGGGATGTCAAAGTGTGGTTCTGGGTGATAAATATCTCTAAGTCTGGGGTCAAATTGACCGTTAGCGTGAGTTAAGAAAGTCGAAACACATTCATGTACTGCTCTCCTGTCCGCTGGGGCAAACTTGTGTTTAGAGTCTTTGGCGTAGCAATCAATACTAACATCACATAGCTCGCTTACAAAGTCCTCTGTGTGCAATTTGTTTTCGTGGACTTTGATTTTACCGGCAGCGTCGTCATCTACCATAAGGTACTTTCTCTTTGGATTATCTTGTTGAAACTTTTTAAGTCCCGCCAGAATTTCCATAGCCTTGTGGGCCATTGTTCCCTGTTCGGCCTTTTTGCCGCTGTCGGACTGATGTCCAAGAACATAGGTTATAAAGTATTGCATCTCGCAAAACTCATAATTATTATAGCTTGAACTTCTAATATAAGTAACTAGCATTATTTCCCCTTTAGGTGATAGTATAGTTCTTTAACCTTTGTCATCATAGAATCGAGACTGTTGTCTTTATTGTCTATGACGTGTTTAAAGGGGTAATCATCTAACATCACTTCGCTAGAATGATTATCTTCAAAAGCCCTTCTAGTAAGTCTAATCACGACTCCTCCAGCATTTTCGATAGCCTTCGCTTCGTTTAAAAATCTTACGTCTGCTATGACGGCTAATTCCGGCTGTTCTGTTTGTATTGTTCTTATGCAGCCGTTAACCCATATAGGCTCATATATCTTACGCATAACATCTGTACCAAAGTATTGCATGAATTCACGGGAGGTCATCGCTCCTTCGCGTGGTCTACCTGCGTTTAAACTGACCCCGTTATAAACGGGAAGATTCTCCCAGAGCAAATGTTCTTGAATCTGGTTCTTTTGCTCATCCGTTCCCCAAATGCACTCCTTTGGAATATCAAATAGATTACAACATATTGACTTAAGGTAATCAGCAAAACTATAGAGCTTAACGTATGGCCACATATTAAGTTCTGCATACTGAACGAAAGCCTCATCTTTTCTGGTTATGTCAAATTCTCCCCATCCCTCTTCACCGGAAGTGTCCTCAGTCAGAATTACCAACTGACCATCACCGCCAAGGTTCCAGTCTTTGACAAGTCCCTGATCTTTTAGGGCTATACCGTGAAGTATATTAGCGACGGTATTCTTACCAGCCTGCTTGCGTCCCGAAATTCCTAGAATCATTAGTAGTATCCTTTTAGATCTTTTAAAAGATTGTCTTTAATTGTTTCAACTGGCACGTTGCCTAAATCCTTTGTGTGCATTCTAGGAAACGTCAGCTTAAATAGTCTGCTTATGTCTCGTTTGATTTTTATTTTTGATTCCCTGCCAGCTTGATCGTTATCTGTAAGAATGACCAAGGTTGTTATTCCACCTTTAAGAAGTAAGCCTCTTTGCTGGCCAGATATGTCCTTTCCAAATAATCCCACAACGTTTTTAACTCCACACTCCCAAAGCTTCCAAACGTCACCCTGCCCCTCTACTAAGAACATGCACTTGGTTTCTTTTGCTACCCCTATCGCGTCATCATAATTATATAAATAGTCTGTTTTCTTTATTCCGCTAGAGAAAAGATACTTTGGTTGTAACCAACCCTTCGTGGCTCTAGCTATATATCCGACTTGTTCTCCGTGAAAATTAATAGGTATAATTGAGCGATGGCGCATCGGACATCTATTGTCGTTGCAATCTCTAACCCCAAAGTGATCTAGTGTACTGTTCTGAAAACCCCTGCTTTCAAAATATGGAGAGTTTCCCATTGTCTCTACACATTCGGGCTTTACCTGTATTTTTGATACTAGATCTTGTTTATTACGTATTGTTTTTACTAAGTCTCCAAAGACGGTTTCCTTTGGCTTGTCTTTTTTTTCGAGCTTAGTTTTAGCTTCATTAACATTATAAAGTTTACAGACATATCTTAGTGCGTCTGAAAATGATTCGGTATCTAACACTCCCTTTACAAAACCAAATATATCCGTATTGTAATGCTCGTGGCAGCCGCGAGTCCAACACCTCCAAGCTTGCTTGGTTAATGAAATGGATACGCCCTGCGGGTTGTCACTACCTTCATGGATTGGACACTTCATAAATATATTATCCGCGACCTGCTCATATTCCAAGTCAAAACTTTCTAAAAGCAATTCGATATTTTCAAATACAATACTTTTTACCTTATTTAAATCTAATGTCTTAGTGATTTTGGTGTTTGATGTATTCATACCATAAAAATCCTGTGTTAGCTGCTGCGTAGGAGAACCATATCAATGCGTGAGGGAAGTCTTTTTGTCGTAAGTTGGCTACACCACACACTAAATAACATAGCGTGGAAATTCCCATTGCGTATACTGCTAGCATTATTCTTCCTTTTTCTTGGGTGGCATATAACCAAAAATATGCCCACATGTAAACCCTACCGCAAAAGCTATGAATGGTGCTTCCAACGCTGACTCTTGCATAAACCGGCTAATACTAAGAGGGACACCTCCGATAGACACTGCTAATAGGTCATACATACCCAGTGCTATAATTGAAAAGGTTACTATTTTTGCTGTTAAGCTCATATCAATTTCTCCACGTCAAGGTCTAGTTTTGTTTCGTTATCAATCTTCATCTTCTATTTCAAATGGAAGATCTGACCCGTCGATCACATCGCCTTCCGGTGATGATCTAAACTCATCTCTGGTTCTTAGTTCAACCAATTGAGCGTGAGAACCTATCATATTCATATTAATATAATTGCCATCCATCAAGCCAGAGCCATGACGAGCTTTTAAGGTTACCATCTTTCGGTTACCTGCATTTGGGCCATCCTCAGCTATCTCCTCTACGGACTTTGGTTTAAACATGGAGAATGATGTACACAGCCAAATAAGCCTGTCAGAACCACTCACAACGTCTGTGGACTCCTTCGTAATACCATCTCTGTTTAACTGAACGAAAGACAGGCACGCGAAGTCATACTTGACGGCGAGGTTATGTAAATTGGTGATTTGAAATCCAAGTGCTTGATATTCTTGCATGTTGTTATTTATAGAGCTAGACGACATCAGCTTCAGATAATCGTAAACTACTAGGCACTCATTAGTTTTGCCGTTTTCGTCTTGACCCACCTCCCGTAGAATCCACCTTTTGATAGTATTTAAGAGGGTCTCAAACGGAGCGCCAGAGACACTCACGTAGGTATATGGAATATTTCTAATTTCTTC